ATCTTTATACATTTCAAAATTAATTTCTTGATTCAATATCTTTTCCACTGAAACATTAGGATGCCTTTCTTCAAGAAGTGTCTCTGGCGAAATATTATATTGCATCAAAAGATGTGGATAAAGAGAATTTAAATCAAAACTTACAACATAATCATACTTTCCCGGTACAGGTTCCTTGACATAGGCACCTGCATATTTTGCATCCTTGTCTGAACGTTCTTTGGGTGGAATTACAATGTTTCTCTTTTTAAGATAATTGTAAATGATCGCATCCCACATACGAACTTGATAAAACACATCATTATAATTCACCTTAGCATCATATGCCATAGTGATTGCAAGTTCAATCAATTTCATCTTGTCTTCCATACGGTCAACAAGTTCCACGTCAATGATATTATACTCTACAAATTTCTGCCACCCGTTAGTATAGAAATCTTTAAATGTATCAAACTCAGAGTGATCAAGTTTCTTTTGTCCAAGTTCTACACTTGCAATATAGTCCAACCGATAAGACTCTTGTGCCTTATAAGTGAACTTCTTATATAGATTTAGGTAATCAAGTTGCGTAATACCCCCAACATCATAAGAGATCTGTTTACGACCCATTACAATAGTCTCACGTTCAGTCACCAATCCCCAAGGTGAGAGTCGTTTCATCAACTTCTCACCAAGAATACGGTCAATACGCCTCACCAAATAAGGCATATCATATAGTTCACTATTCCATCCAGTCACAACTTCAGGAGTATTAGTCTCAATCATCCACCAGTTTATAAAGTCATTAAGTAACTCATATTCTGTTCTGAAACTTTTGTAGATAATATTCTCCTGCCTATTATCGAATGGTCCCTGACCCCAAGTGCGAATTTGTTTTGTAGTGTAATCCTGTACAGTAATAAGAAGAACTTCTTCTGCGGCAGACTCTACATCAGGGAATCCATTCTCAGATTTTACCTCAATATCAATCGTAGATATTTTGATTTTTGTAGTGTCGAATTTAACTTCTTCTTCAGGATACATCTCGGAAATATACTGACAGATGTATCGGTCATTACCATAGACCTTAAAGTTTTTTACACCATCATATTTCTTGATGAACTCTCTACAATCACGAACAGTTCCTGGATCTATTGATTCAACATAATCTCCCTCAAGAGTTTTATATTCTGTTTCTTTATTGGAAGGAACAAATAATGTAGGATAAAACTTTTCTCTTGTGGCAAAGTGCCGTCCATTCTCATACCCACGTACAAGAAAGTGGTCACCGACCATTTGAACGTTAGTGTAAAATCGATGAGACATAAATAATCAGTTAATTAATTCCAAGTAGTTTTTAAGCAAGACTGAATTTGGTTCAAAAGTTGTAAGAATCTTATCAGAAGAAATCGCAAACCATTCTTCATCAGTCAAATCAATAAACCATGGTGATAAAGTCATATCGGAAACATTTAACAAAAATGGTTTTGTTACTTTTACATCAGGATCTCCCAATACAGAAGATACTCTTTCAACTTGACTGATCAATATCTTGTTGTTCGTCAGTACTATTATGTTAATCATCTTGTCCATTAATCATTTCCTCGTAAAGGTTTTCAATTTCTTTTACTGGTGTTACTATAGAAAATACCCAATCAGGTGCAACAATAATTTCCGAGTCTGATGTAATAGGAATCCATGGTATAAAATTTACACTGACATCTTTACCATCTTGTTGCTCTTTTCTATTGAGTTTTCTATTTTTTTCACCCTCTAAAAGAAGAACTTCTTCATCATCATTATGAGAAATATCGACTATATATGGATTTTTGAACATGTATCCATGAATTTTTTCTTTAGATTCTTTAGAAATTAATTCTTTGATATCAGAAATAACTGATTCTCCTGATTTTAATAGTGCAATTTTAATTGACATTTTTAGTTTACCTCTCCGATTATTATAGCATAAAAAGGACGGGTTTTACCCCCCTACCTTTTTATTCAGATTCTTTACTTTCTTCAATCTAAAGACATAAATGTGTTTTCCTGGAGTATTGATGTATTTTGCACGACCATCTTCAAGTGCATCTTTTACTCTCTGAGCAAATGGTTTTAGTTTTCTAACTACATTCTCAAATTTCGCAGAAAGAATAGATTCATTTTTTAATACGTTATATGTACGAATACATTTATCATGATAAAGTTTACCTTCAAAATCAATCACTCTTCCTTTGGATGTTAATCCATGATATTCAAAATTGGTTGCTTTATAGATAATTCCAGTATGATTGTAGTGTGCATCTGCATAAGAGACAACAACTTTATATTCAGAGTTTTTCTTCAACCAACGTAATGTTTTTCCAATAAAATAACTTTCAGTACACTTTGGAGTATTATCAATACAACACAGTCTTCTAAGTTCAACTACGTCATTTTCAGAATCACCATATTTCTTCCAAGTATTTGCCATGCCTAATGGGCCATAAATCATTGCACCAATCAGATCTCCATTGTAAAAGAGACCAAAGACATGTGATATACGCAATCCATTTACATTAGAAGAGTAGTGCCACCTTTCAATAAAATCTCTAACCTGCTGAATGGTTGTTGGTTTTACTTCAAAGTCAGTTACTTTAGCATTACGACAATCAATCTCTTCATAAAGTAGGTTTGCTAAAGGATTGAAATTTTTCATCGAATTTATTAGTAAGGTCTTCTTTGATTATCAGTTTAACAACATTGATATGAGAAAGAAAGTTCTCCCACTGGTTTTCAATACCCAAAAACTTAAAGATTGCGATACCATGAAGGTGTCGGACACCATCCTTCATATAATCATTCTTTGGACGATCTTCCCAGTATGCATAGATAGGAGTTTTACCTTTCTCTTCTGCAGACTCTTTCAATTTAAGAAGATTTGATTTACGAGATGAACCATTATCAGTCTGGGGATTCTTTTTCTGTTCTACAACAACCTTTGAGTTTTCCCAGTCAATTTTAAATCCAACACATAAGTGCTTTGCTTTTGGATCAGTATCCCACTCAGGGATAGATTCTTCAACATAATTACCCATCGCTTGATCTATCAAACGAGTTAGACATGCTCCACGATTCTCTTCATATGTGAACATGGGATTGTACTCATAAGTAACTTTAAAATTTTCTAGACGAGTCTGCAGAGATTCTAAGGCAGTCATTGATATTAATTTTCTTACGTTTATTATAGCATAAAAAAGGAGGGGTTACAACTGGATTTTGCCAGTTTCCCCTCCGTCTGCGACGATATTTGGTGTTTACCCAAAAGTATTTAGAACCAGACTTTCTTCTGATGATGTTCGGGCACAATTCTTCCCAGAACAATACTTAACAACCCATCCTCAAATTCAACTGATCTAACTTCCGTGTCCTCTGCCAGTGTCCAAGATCTGGTGAAAGATCGTTGAGCCATTCCTCTGTGGACATAAGTCGTTTCTGATTCGGTATCCTCTTTCTGTCCTTCGACAAAGAGTTTTCCGTCTTGTGTGTAGACATTTACTTCTGCTTTCCTAAATCCTGCAAGTGCAAGTTCTAGTCTTGATTCTACGTTACTGACCGTGACTAGATTGAATGGTGGATAATTCTTCGTTGTTTCGTGGAGATTAAACAACCTATCGAAGTATTCATCCATTCCTATGCTATTCCTATTTATGCGTTCCATCAACGCAGGTAGGTCCGCAGCAGTATACCGTGCAAGGTTTCCCATGATTCTTATCTCCTTTAAAAGCGAGTTTGTGTTTTGTGGACCCCGAAGGCATCCATCGTTATTTATATCACACTATTAAAAAAACTGCATGAGGTCAACCGAACTATTTTGTTCTGTTTCTTCTACTCTTGTCCATCCTTTATGACTTTTTTTTCTTCCCAATAATACAGCATTTAGGTTTCGTCTATCTAATCCGTGTTCATCGCAAAATAATGATTGATTCTTTCCTTCCCATATTTTACCTTCGGGATCTATAACTTTAAATGATCGTTGATTTTTGGTTTGTTTGTGAATCTTGTCAAACCTTTTTCCATTCCACTTATATCCCTCTGGTGGTTCAAATCCATATCGAGTCCATCCTGAAGAATGATTTAGTTCTCCTCTAACCATATTAGCAAAAGAACATGCGTTTAGTCCATGCTCTCTGGCAAATTTTCTATATCCCTGATCTTCATAAACTACTCCATCAGGACTTACAACTTTAAAAGGTGGTGCCATCTCATCTTTTGTAGGAACACCACTTTTCCTTCTTTTTTTTGCATCCCACTCTGCTTTATATTTTTTCATTTTTTCATGTTTTTCAGAATCTGATTTTATTGATTCCCAATAATTATGATCTGAATCTGCTTTCTTTTTTTTACCCTCTGGAGTTTCTCTATACTCTCGGACTTTGCGACGAATCTCTTCTCTATTTTCTTCATAGTATTCTTTTTTTTGTTGAAGTATCTTATCTTTATATCTTGGGTCTTCTCTATATCTTTTATTAGAATCACTTTTCTTCTTTCTTCGCATACGACCATCTTCTGTATCTGCTCGCAGTCTTTCTTGCCTTATCTTTCTATTCTTTTTCTTTAACTCCTTATACTTATCAGATTCTTTGTATGCCCTTATAGCTGCTTGTCTAGATTCCTCTGTTTTGTGTATAGATGCTCCCTCTCCACCAAGAGTAGTATTATATAATATTCCACCCTCATCATATTTTTTTCTTCCATATTTTGCAATCAACTCAATTTCAAGATCTAATGCTGCTTGCTCTGTAAGATTTTCAGCAATCTTAATTCTTCTTTCTGATTCTGGCAAAAATGGATGTCCACTTTTTTGATTAATTCTATATCCCGTTCCCTTTCCTATGTAATAAGGTGTATCGTCAGATTTTCTAAGATATGCATAAACATAGTAATCAGTTCTTACTGCCATAAATTATTTTTTAATTACTTTATAGCATAAAAAAGACCCCCTGTCAAGGGGTCTAGAATCATTCGGTTTCCTCTGTCCTTTTCTTCTTCGACCCAATATTGTATTTGGTCTCAAGGATCCAGTCTTGCTTATCCCTAAATGCAAGAACCTTAATTTGATTGAGTGGTGCAATGTCCTGAATTT